GGGGGGGGGCGGGGGGAGGGGGGGGGGGTCGGGGGGGGTCTGGGGGCGGGGGGGGGGGGGGGACGTACCGCGGAAGGTGGGGAGTCGGGAGCATCGGTTCGGCGTCGGGGGCCAGGCCTCGGTGGTACTCAACCAGAGCAAGCGCGGGGAGCGGGGCCCGGTGGACCCCGGCAACCGGAAGGGGCTGCGCAAGCCGCCACAGATGACGGTGGCCGACTTTGCGGGGGTCACGGCGCTGACCGACGCGGAGTTGCGCGAGCGGCTGCTGGCGGTCCAGGTGTACCGGGCCAACGGGCTGCCGCTGGCGCGGGTGGCGCGCAAGCTGGGGGTGGCGACCGGGACGCTGCGGACGTGGCAGGCCGAGGGGCGGGCGCGCAAGCTGACGTTCCCGGCCCTCGACGCGGCGCGGGCCTTTGTCGAGGACCACTTGGTCGACATGGCGGTCGACACGTTGCACGAGCACCTCAAGCAGCACAACCTCGAGGCGGGCCTGGCGACGTTGCGCGGGGTCGGGGTGTTGCGCAACGGCGGCGACGTCGTCGATGGCCGGTTGCCCACGCAGTTGAACGTGCAGATTGTCGACGCCAACGGCGTGATGATTTCGGTGGGCGGCACCGCGCCCAAGCTCGAGGGCGTGGTGGGCGTGCCCAAGGCGCATCGGCTGGACCTGGCGCCACGCGGCGGGGAGCTTGTCTAGCACCCTGGCGGGGGGCGACGGCACCGTCAAACTCCAGTACAACCCCTACCAGCACGCCTTCTTCGAAGCGTTGACCGCGACCCGGCCCGATGGCGGGCCGTCGTTTACCCAGTTAGCGTTGTTCGCGGGCCGACGCGGCGGGAAAACCCGCGCGGGCAGCATTGCGGTCCCGAAGCTGATTGCGCGCAAGCCGAAGCAGTTCGGGTGGGTGTGTGCGCCGACCTACGGCGACCTCGAGGACTTCGTCAAGCCGGCGGTGTTTGACGCGATCCCGAAGGGGTGGATTCAGGACTGGAGCGAGAAGCACCAGACGCTCTACATCAAGGGCGAGACGCGGTTGGCGTTCCGCTCGCTCGAGGACCCCAACAAAGCGCGCGGGCCGGGCCTGGATTTCGCGTGGATCGACGAGTCGCGCAAGATCGCGCAGTTGGCCTGGCACACGATGATGCCGGCCTTGGCCGACCGCGACGGCGTGGCGATCCACACGACCACGCCCAATGGCTTCGATTGGTGCTGGAAAGACCTCTGGATTCCCGCCACCGAGTCCGATCCCGGCGTGTGGGCCTGCAAGTACAAAACGCTCGACAATCCGCTGCTGAAACCGGAGATTGTCGCGGCGTGGCGGCGGCGGATGGACCCGATTTTCGCGCGCCAGGAGTTCGAAGCCGATTTCGTCACCTTCTCGGGCCAGGTCTACGACGACACGGCGTTACCGCCGTCGCAGGAATTGACCGACGGCCAGGTCCAGGCCTTCCTCCCCGAATGGCCGCGGATTCACCACGCGCGGGGCATCATTTTGGGCGTCGATCCCGGCGCGGATCACCCGTTTGCGGTCGTCGGGCTCGTGCCGACCACGCACGGGCTGATTCAGGTGTTCGAGTACAAGAAGCGGTATCGATCGCTGGGGCAGCACTGGCACGAAATTCAGCAGATCTTGCACAGTTTCTCGCCCGAGCGCCCGTTGACCATCCTGTGTCGCGCGATTGACCGCAGCCAGGCGCAAACGATCATCGAGTTCGGCCAGATGGGCGAGTTCTTCACGCCGGCCGAAAACGCGGTGGTCGCGGGCATTCAGCGCGTCTCGAGCTGGATGCACAGTCGCAAGCTGTGGTTTGTGCAGAGCCGCTGCATCGAGACGCTCAAGGATTTGCGCTCGTACCGGTGGAAGGAGAACGCGAACAAGTTGGGCGAGCTCCTGACCGAACAGGTCATCAAGATCAACGACGATTTGCCCGATGCGTTGCGGTACGCGCTGATGACGTGGCCCGAATTGCCCGACAAGGACGTCGTCGCCGATCTGGTAGAGTCCGAACCCAAACCCGGCGATTGGGAGCGCGAACGGCGGCAATGGGCGCGCGAACGCGAGGAAGAACGCGAGACGGGCAACCCGATGGACATGGCAATTGCCTTCGGCAGCGAAGGCTACGGCGGCGGGGACGATTTGAGCGAGTTCTACGCCTGACGGGGTGACGATGGAGTGGTTCACAGGCGGCCGGCGAGGGGGCAAGACGGCGTCGATGCTCGTCGTGGAGGCCGAGGATCGGGTGCAGCGGCTCGAACGGCACCTCGAGGCCGCGCAGACCGAAAAAGCGTTGTTGATCCGGTTGCTCGAGGACGCCCACGAGCGGTTACGCGCGGCGCACGGCGTGGCGGCGCAGTTGATCACCCTCGAGCGCCACAATGCGACCTATCAGGCGACGACCGAGTGGGCCGTCGCGCACATCAACGGGCTGACCCTCGAGCGCGGGAGCCTGGTGGACTTTCTCAAGAGTGGCGTGGTGGACCGGCATCCGACGCCGCTGCTGGACTGGCAGGGCGCCGCGCCGCCGCCGGGGCCGATTGTCACCAACGGCGTCGTCGGCGGGGTGCCCATTCCCGACGGGCAGAGCGCGGGCGACGTCGTCGCGCGGTTGCGGGCCCGGCGCGACGAGCAGCGCGCGGCCCAGCCGGTCGATCCCGCGGACTTGCTGAAGGCCGCCGCGGACCTGTTCAATGAGCCGCCCGAGGGGACGCGCCAGGACGCCCCCACGACAGACCCGTTCACTGAGATTCCGTAATGAAGGGCTGACGTATGTCGACACTGGCGTTCCCCCCGCCGCCCACGTCCGAGGTGCCGGGCCTCGACGCCGCGAGCGCGGCGCTGTTCGGCGCTCCTGGCGCCAACGTCCCGCCGCGGGCTACCTCGCCCTACGAGGACGACGACAAAATCCGCGATTTCATCGAAGAGTTCGAGCACGAGGCCAACGCCGGCCGCACGCAGCACGAGGATACGTGGACGGCGAACCTGTACTACCGCAGTGGCCGGCAGTGGATCACCAAGGACGCGCGGGGCGGCTGGCGCGACAAGCGGTTGGCGAAATGGGTCCCCAAGCCCGTCACCAACAAGGTCAACGAGGTGTACGAGGCGATCAACAGCGTCTTTGCCACCGTCGACCTGTCGCAGTTTGCCAGCGGCACCGGCACGCGCGAGATCGACATGGTGACGGCCGAACTCGTCAACCTGCTCGAAGAGCCGATCAAGCGCGAACACGACGCGCGCCGCATGTGGATGCGGAGCAACTTCTGGCAGATCAACACCGGCAACGTCATCCTGCATCCGTGGTGGGACCCCGACGCGCGCCACGGCGTGATCCTGATTGCCCACGAGCGGTGCAGCATGTGCCAGGGCGTGTTCGCGCCCTCGGCCATCGTCGAGGCGGGCCAGAAATGCCCGAATTGCGGATCGATGATGTTCGAACCGGCCCTCGGGCCCGACGGGCAGCCGATTCAGAGCAAGCTCGCGCAGGGCAAGGGCTGCACCGACATCCTCTCGCCGTTCGAGTTCTTCGTCCCCGACGCCTACACGTCGATGGACGACGCGCCCGGCTGTATTCGCAAGCGGTGGCGCACGTCGTGGTACTACCGACGCACGTTTGGCGAGAAATGGGTCGAAAAACAGGGCTTTGGCTTCGAAAAGAGCCCCTCGGACGCCAGCATCCAGACCTTGCGCCGGTTGGCGACGATGTCGGACACCAACAGCGGCAATTTCATCGAAAGTGGCGAAGGCAGCGGCGGCTTGACCGACGGCACGGTCGAATCCGAGATCTGGTTCAAGCCGTGCGACCCCTACGAGAACGGCCTGTTCATCCGCTACGTCGGATCGCAGGGATCGATCAAGATCTTGGGCGAGGGCGGCCAGGAAGAGCGCGATCTGCCCTACACGACGCTCCAGGGCGATGCGTTGTGGCCGTTTGTGCATCTGCCCTACGAGCGCGTCGAGGGGCGCTTTTGGGGGTCCTCGCCGATTGAACTGGTGCGCCAGAAAAACGACCAGATCAACCAACTCGATTCCTTGATGCAGTTGATGGCGTTGCGGATGTCCAACCCGGTGTGGATCGAGCCCAAGGGCGCCGACACCAAGCGCAAGACCGGCGAGCCCGGCCTGGTGCTCCAGTACAACCCGATTGCGGGCGCCGGCTACAACCCGAAACCGGAGCGCATCGAGGGCTCGCAGATTCCCTCGAGCCTCGTCAACTTCCGCATCCAGTTGCTCAATGACATCGAATCGCTGACCGGCACCTACGACGTCATCAAGGGCAGCAAGCCGACCGGCGTCGAAGCGTTCTCCGCGTTGCAGTTGTTGGTGGAACGGAGCCAGAGCCGCTTCACGCCCGTGCTGATGGAGCGCGGGGACGCCTACGCGCGCCTGTTCGCGTTGTGGATCGAGCTCGAGCGCGTCTATGGGCCGATGGAACGCTTCGAGTCGGTCGCGGGCCCCAATGGCGAACGCGCGTTGCAGTTGTTCCGCGCCGCCGATCTGGCGGGCACCGTCAGCATCCAAATCGAGGACGGATCGCAGGTCCCGAAAACCAACCTCGGGCAGCGCGCCGCTATCGAGCAGTTGACCAAGTTGGGGGTCATCAACCCGCAGGCCCCCGATACCGGCTACCAGATTCTCAACACCTTCGGCCAGGCCAAATTGATGCCCTCGTTGGACGTGCATGTGCGGCGGGCGCGCGTCGAACAGACCGAGTGGGAAGCGTGGGCGCTCCAAGTGCAGTTCATGCCCGCGGTCGACCCGATGACGGGCCAGCCGATGACGCAGCCCGACCCGATGACCGGCCAGGCGATGCCGGTGCCCCCGCAGCCGTCGATCCCGATGCCGGGCACGCCCCAGGTCGAAACCAGCGACCAAGTCCACGTCGAAGAGCACATCAAGTGGGCCAACGGCGACCGCATCCAGAAACTCGTCACGCAGCGACCCGAACTGCGCGCCGCCCTCGATGCGTTCATCGGATTACATCAGCAGCGGATGGCGATGCAGGCCATGCAGCAACAGCAGGCCGAAGCGCAGGCCAAAGGCGGCGGCACGTCCGACCTCGGGCACAGCAACCGCGAAGGGGGCGATACCGACAGTGTCCCGAGTGGCACGGGGCAGGGCGCGCAGAATCACGGGCCCGAGTGAATGCCTCAACATTGACACGCCGCGCCGAGGGTTGCAGACTCGCCGCGGCCTCATCCGACCAGGGTCGAGTCCACCATGCCTGACGAATTTCCGAGTTTCGACGTCCCGAGTGACGTCACCGGCTCCACACCGTCGAGTGTGACGCCTGCGGCCGAGCCGCAGCAGCCGAGTGCGCCCGCGCCGCCGGCCGACACCGACATTCCCGAAGCCAGTAACCCGCTCTTCGCGCCGATGACGGCGCAGGGCGACACGCCGGCCGCGGACACGACGCCGGCCCGCGTCCCCAGGCCCACACAGACGCCCGCGGCGCCCGCCGTGGCGCCGTCGGCCGAAGCGTTGCTCCTGGCGCAGCAGTCGCAGTTGCTCGCCTCGATTGCCGCGCGCTTGCAGCCGCAGGCGCCCGAGGCCGAGCCGCCGCCGCCGCGCGATCCCAAGGACATTGCGCTCGAGCAGACGTTGATCAAGCGCATCCCGACGTTGGGCCCGTTGCTCGCGGCCCTCAACGATCCGGTCAAGGCGCAGGCGTTGCAGGCCTTGCTCACCGCTGCCCCCCAGCATCAGCAGACCGTCGCCGCGTTCTACGAGCAGTACGCCGACGCCACCGTCGACAAGCTCAAAGGCATCTACGCCACCGACTACGGCGTCGATGCCACCGCGCTCAACCGCGAGGACGAAAACCTCCTCAGCGACCAGTTCCAAATGTGGGTGACGCAGCCACAGAACGCCAAGGCGCTCCAGCGGTACGAGGCCGGCGATCTGCGCGTCGTCGATGAGTTCGGGCAGTTCTTCCGGTCGCGGTTCGTCCAGCCCGCGCGCCGTGCCGGCCAGCAGGCCGTCGCGCAGCGCGGCCAGGTCGTCGCCGGCCTGCCACGCGGGGGCGGGAGCCAGATCCCGACTCCGTCGCAAACCGCGCCACGGGTGCAGACCCCCGCCAGTGAGCGCGACGTGTTCGGTGAAGCGTGGGGCGAACTCCAGCGGTCACGCGCAGGCGCGTAACCCTTTCCTGACCTAAAGGAGCCGACACATGGCCGGGGCCGACACACAAAACCTCTCGGGACTGTACAAGACCAAATTCGAGAACTACGTCGCGGAAATGACCAATCGGAAGTACCCGCTGACAGATTTGTTCAAATTCGAAAAAGCGGAGTTCGCGGGCAGCGACGTGACCTACAACGCGCACGTCACGCGCAACATCAGTCCCATGTGGGTCGGCGAGGACGGCGCGTTTGCCGACGCCGGGCAGCAGGGCTCCGTCAAGGTCAGCATCGGCCAGCGCAAGCTCATGGCGCGGGTGCGGATGACCACCGAAGTCATGGAGGACACCATGAAGTCGGAAGGCGCCTTCCGGTCGGCGCGGCGCGACGAGATGACGCGCATCATCGACGACATCGCGCGGATGGAGGAGTACAGCTTCACGGGCGACGGCCGCGGCATCCTGGCGCTGATCGACGACAGCACCCCGAGCGGCGCGGCGGCGATGACCGTCGATGCGCCGGGCGGGATCACCGGCGATGATTTCGGCAATCGCTTCTTCCTGCCAGGCATGTACGTCGGCGCCGTCGATCCGGCGACCAACGTGCTGCGATCTGGCGTGCGCAAGGTGGCCTCGCTCTCGAGCGATGGCTTTACCGTCACCTTCACCACCGCGCCGCCCGCGGGGTGGGCCGACAACGACTACTTGGTGCAGGCCGCCAATTCGTCGGTGACGGACATTCTCGACACCTCGTTCGAGCACGCCGCCTACGGGCTCCAGGCGCTCTTTGACGACGGCACCTACCGCGCGAACTACTTCGGCGTCGACCGCGCCAGCTACACGCAGTATCAGAGCTACGTGAAGTCGTCCACCGGGACGCTCTCGGAAGATCTGTTTCAGCAGGTGGCCGACGTCGTCGACCAGCGCCTCGGCGGGATCATCGACGTGATGACCGCGCACCACTCGGTGCGCCGGCTCGTGATCGCGTTGACGCAGCCGGATCGCCGCTACTCGGGCAGCAACTTGCAGAAGCCCGACGCCGGCACCACCTCGTTCACGCAGGGCGACATTCCGTTCGGTGGAGTGCCGATCAAGGCCATCCGCACGCACGCCCTGGCGACCCTGTTCGGGTTCGACAAGAAAGGCGTCGAAGGCGTCCGCTACGTGTCCGATCCGGGGTCGTGGTTCGACACCGACGGCAACGTGTTCACGCGCGTCGGCAGTGGCAGCACGGGCCGGGACGCGGTCGAGGCGTGGTATCGCAAGCGGTATCAGAATCACGCCAGGTGTCCCTCTAAGAGCTTCCGGCTGGACACGATCACAGGGCAGTCGTTGGTCGTGGTCCGCGAGGCCGGGAGCTAGTTCGACCCGCTAGTTCGACCCGAGGGGCCCGCCTGTTGCGTTCGCAGCGGACGGGCGGGCCCACGGTTTTGCGTTCTTCCAGGGAGTCTCGCCGTGTCCTTTGCCCGCAACATCCGCATCGTCCATTTGCTCAATCGCACCACCAAGCCGCTCAACGCGACGTGGGACGGCTACCCCTACGTCATTCCGCCGGGCTTCAAAGCCGTGCCCGTCCTCGACGAGTTGGACCAGCCCAAAAAGGACAAGCGCACCGGCAAGGAGATCGTGACCTACGTCGGCAACGGCCCGCACGGCGACGTGTTGCTGTACCCGATGCCGTACTTCGCGGCCGAAGCGGCGATGCGGCAGAACCCGAAGATGGGCACGCTCAATCCGCAGAACCCGAATGACTTCGAACCGCTCTGTTGCGTCCCCGAGTGGGGCCATCCCACCGAGCACACCGAACAGGACGACGAGGCCATCGAGCTCGTGGACCGCTCCCTGTTGCCGCTCAACCGGCAGACGGTCGAACATCAGCACATTCCCGGGTCGCGCCGCTCGCCACAGACCAGCAACAAGTGGGCGGCCTACGGCGGCCGGTCCCAGGTGTCGATCAGCATCGCCAACCCGTTTGGGATGCAGGGCGACGAAATGGCCGGCAGCGCGGAGTACGGTCGGTGACACGGCGCAACTACGTGCGCACGGCCAACCCGTTCAACTTGCAGGAGCCCCCCGCGAGCTTCCTGACCGGGCTACACGCGCTCGACGCCGACCTCGTCATCTTCCCGTCCACCCACGAGCCCTGCTACCGCCTGGCGCGGCGCACGACCCACACGCGCGACATCTGGAAAGTGATCCAGAGCTTCCCCGATACCGCGATCCTTGTCGCGTATGGCCTGGCGCCGTGGAAGTCGGTCCTGCCGACCTCGCTCGACATGAGTTGGGAGCGCGTGCTTCAGGAGATCCCACAGTTCGACCAGTGGCAGTTCAAGGACCCCGACGCGGTGGCGCGACACCTCGACGACCGGGAAGCCGACGCCGCACGGCGCCTCGACCGCGAGATCGCCGATGGCGCCAGTCAGATCGCGGGGCACGGCTACCGGGTGATCGATCGGCTGCGCGGATCGCGCATCCACATGAATGAACGCAAGGGGGCGGCGCCCACACGCCGCCTGGCGCCCGTCGCCGCCAGCAGGTAGTCCCACGCACGAATCAGGAGCCGTGGCCCGTGCCGCCGCCCTGAAGGAGAATCCGCATGGCCCTCACCGTCGAAAACGCCAATCTCGTCAAGCAGCGCACGTTCACGGATCTGCGCGGCCGGCACATCGCCGAACTGTTGAAGGGGTTCTGGAACCACATCAACCACGCCGGCAATCCCGACCTCCAGTGGGTCTACTTCTCGGGCCTCGAGACGGCCGACAAGGTCATCGCCGACGTCGCGTGCAAGCTCTACGCGGTCTACATGCGCAAGCCGACCGCGTCGACCGTCGACTCGTGGGTCAAGGCGTCCGACCACGCCACCGCCGCCGCGGCCAACGGCGACATCGTCGTCAAGCTGCTGGGCACGGGCGGGGGCGGGCGCGAGTACGTCCTGCTGTTCCCCAACGGGCTCCTGATGGGCACGGGCGTCACCATCGGCGCGCACACGACCGTCAACGGCTCCAGCAAAACGCTGGTGGCCGATGCCGCGACCGGCTGGGCTATCGTCGGCGCGGCGTAACTGGCTCGCCGCGCGGCCCTGGAAAACGCGCGGCAAGGTGACAAGGCGGCCACGGACCCGTAGACCGTGGCCGCCGACCTCACCGGTGGTAGGGACCACACGCCGAAAGGATCGCAACGGTGATTCATAACCAGAACCTCGACCCGACCCTCTGTTCCGGGGGCTGGCAGTCCGTCTATCTCCCCATCGACGTCGGCGCCTCGGCCGTCGCCGTCATCCAGAGCGGGCACCGCATCCCCTTCGCGGGCAAACTCGTCTCGGCCTACGTGTACTGCGCCACGCTGACCGACGCCGACGACAGTGCCCGCGTGGACCTGTTCAACAATGCCGCGAGCATCCTACCGGCGACCATCGACCCCGTCGCCGCCGACACCATGACGAGCCTGGCGCCCAATGCGACGACGTTTGCCGCGGGCGACAAGGTCACGGTGCGGGTGACGACCGGCGCGGGCGATGCGATGGTGGGAGGCGTGACGCTCGTCTACCGGCCGCTGATGGGTGCCGAGTCGGGCGCCTTGTAAGGAGCGTGGCGCATGGCGAATCCAGCGAAGGCGGCGGAATACCGCCGCATGTTCCGCGACGAGACGATCACCTACGCGCTGACCGCCGCGACCGACCCCGACCGCGCGCCGTTGATTACGTGCCTCAACAGCAAGCACACGATCTACGTCCAGCGGATCGCGGTGCATGTCACGACCAGCGCCGCGCAGGCGATCACGTTCCGCGCGCAGACGACCACGACGGTCATTCCGGCCGTCCTGCCGGCGAGTGCCGCGGCGGGCGACCAGCACGTTCTCATCGACCTCGAGGAAGGCTACGCGCTGCCCGCGGGCGAGCACCTCGAGGTGTCGGGCACCGCGGGCGTAGCCGGGCTGATTCAGGTCCAGGCGTACCAGCGGCTCACGCCAGGAGCGGCGGGCATCACGCCGGCTGACCTCGGATGAAGTCGCCGCTGGGGGTCTTGGGGGTCCTCGTGGCGGTGTGGGCCCTGTTCTCGGCCGTGGCCGTCACGCAGGACGCCGTCTACCGGCTGGGGGGCGGGGCGCCCAATCCCATCGAGCTCATGTCCGATGGCAAGGCGTACTTCCGCATCACCCCGGCCGGCGTGATCACCCTGCCCAACGCGGCCAACTTTGCCGCGGTGGGCACGAGCGCCGACATCACCTTTGCGGCCGGCAATTTCACGGCCGGCGGCACGCAGACGTGGACGCTCGCCGCGGGCGACGTCGGCGCCCATGCGACCATGCGCGTCGGCAACATCGTCACGCTGACCTGGCAGTTGAACACCACCACGGTCGGGGGCGTGGCGCACGCGCAGTTGCGCGTCGGCACGGGCGGGCTGACCTGGGCGCGGATCTGTGAAGGGACGCACTACTACATCGACAACGGCACGCGCGGCAGCGGGCGCGTCACCGCCAGCTCAGGGACCACCTACGTCGTGCTGAACATCTCCACGGCGGGCAGTTGGGCGGCCTCGACCGACGCCACCTACGACTACGGGCAGATCACCTGCGAAGTCTCGTGACCGATGGCGACCACCCTCCAGACGATCCTCAACATGACGCGGGACGCCATCAATGAGGCGGTCCCGCGCTTTTGGTCGGACGCGGAATTGCTGCGGTACATGAACCGCGGCATCCGCGATGCCTGGCGCCAGATCAGCCTCACCAATCAGAACTACAGCTTCAGCATCAACAGCAGCGTCAGCCTCGCGGCCAACGCGACCTCGCTCTCGAGCGTGCCGTCCAACCTCGCCATCGTCTTTCAACTCGAGCCGGTGGACATGGTCGCGTACCCGATCAACTTCATCGGCCTCGAGTACACGCGGGCCGAGTTCCAGAACGCGCGCCGCGAGACGCTCGCCCACAACCCGAGCCAGCCGGGGACCATCTACTACTCGGTGACGGGCGCGGGGGCGCCGGTCGCCGCGCCCACGATCTACGTCGCGCCGGTCGTCAGCGCCACCATCACGCTTGCGCTCGCCTACCGCCCGACCATCGGCGCCGAGCTCATCGCCACCGACAACGTGCCGCTGCCGGGCGAGCTCGATCAGGCGCTCGTGCATTGGACCGCCGCCTACGCGCTGGGCCGCGAGCGCGGGGACGCGGCGCCCGATGCCGGCCGGATGCAGCAGTTCCAGCGGGAGATCGACGTCATCCTCGTCTCGATCACCCCCCGTGACGAGCAGGAGGACAACGTCGTCATTGCGATGTTCGAGGAACGCTGGTGAGCAAGGAGAAACGCTTCGACCTGGGCGCCAAGGGCGTCAACGTCGTCGTCTCGCCCCTGCACCTCGCGGACGGCGCCTTGACGTTCGGGCAGAACGTCCAGAAGAGTCTCTTGGGGGAAGCGGGCGGCATCCAGAAGCGGTTCGGGTTGGAACTGTTCAAGGATGTCGGGACGGCGAGCGTGCTCGCGTTGATGAACGTCGGCATCCGGCCCCCGCTGCCGATCCACCCCGACACCGGGGAGCCCATCGTCCCAGGAGATCCCATGTACGTCAAGGTGTGGAAAAGCGCCAGTGAAGCCACCGCGACCGCGACCATCGAGACGGTCACGTTCGACAGTGAGGACTTCGACGTCGGCAACCTGCACGACGCCGTGACCAACACCGAGCGGCTGACCGTGCCGCCGGGCGGCGACGGCATCTACTTCTTCATCGCCACGGCGTCGTGGGAAGGCCGCAACGCCAGCGGGGGGCGATTGGGGGCCTACGTCTACAAGAACGGCACCACCTCGCGCGTCGGCATTCAGGAAGAGACGCCCGACAAAACCACGGGCGACGGCAACCTCGGGACCACGTTCTCGTGCGTCGGCTTCATCAACCTCGTCGCGGGCGACTACCTCATCATGCGGGTCCGCAACGACAGCGGCGGCAACCTCAACCTCCTGGGCGGGGGCGGCGTCTCCGACCTGACCTCCTTCGGGATGGTGCGCCTCTACGCGCTCTGAGCGATGGCGTCCTACACACTGGTCCAAGTCGACTCGAAGCTGTGGCGGCTGAACCCGCTGGACGCGACCGAGCAGATCGAGATCGCCGTCCCGGCCGGCGTCACCGTCTCGAGCTACCTGCCGGTGCGCGGCTCCGTGCTCAATCGCCGCCTCGTGCTCGTCTACGGCGTCTCGCGCAACATCCAGATCGACGCCAACGTGATCACGCGCCTGTTGCAGCCGCGGGCCCCCAACGCGGCCTGTGTCGCGGCGCTGGGCGCGGCCGGCGTGCTCACGGGCGACTACACCTGGAAGTACACGTTCGCGATCATGGAAGGTGACGTCGTCATCAGTGAGAGCGACCTGAGTGCCGTCAGCAACACGCTCACGACGACGGTCGACCAGGCCAGCCTCACCGGCATCCAAGTCAGCGTCGACCCCGGCGTCAACGCGCGGCGGATCTACCGCACGGCCTCGAGCGGCGGCGACGTCTACTTCCTCACCGCGACCATTTGGGACAACGCCACCACCACCTACACCGACAACGTCACCGACGAAGCGCAGGCGATCTTCCCGGTCGAAGAGAGCCTCGGCCCGGCCTACGGGACCACCGAGGGGACGCGCTTCATGCACATTGCGACGTGGAAGGATCGGCTGTGGGCCGTGCCCGACCTCTACCCCGACCGGATTCACTTTTGCGGCAACCGCGTGCAGTACGGGTGGAATGAGAATTACTACCTCGTCGCGGGCGCCGACGGGGCCGACTTCAGCGGCATCACGGGCCTGGCGCCGCGCAAGAACGAATTGCTCGCCGGCAAGCGGCGCAGCCTGCACAAGATCACGGGCGACGACATCAACGACTTCGGCGTCACCGACATCCCGAGTACCGTCGGCTTTTGGGCGACCGACTCGATTGTGGTCATCCGCGACACCGTCTACTTCTTGGCCGAGGACGGCGTCTACAAGTGGGACGGACGGCTGACCAACCTGAGCATCGACCGCGTCCATACGTGGTTCAACGAGCCCCTGGCGGCCAAGGGCGGCGTGTTCAACCTGAGCCTGCTCGAGCAGTCCTTCGCGCACTACAACCAGAAGCTCGACACCTACGAGTTGTTCCTGTGCTCGACCGACTCGCTCGTGATCGATCGCTGGGTGTCGCTCGACCTCGTCACCGGGGAGTGGCTGGGCCCGCACCGCACCGAGGCGTTCACGCCGACGTGCGCCGAGATCAGTGAGGACAGCACGGCGCGGCAGCGGCCCACCGTGGGCAGCAGCGTCGGCGGCGTGTGGCTGAAGAACCGCAGCACCTTTGCCGACGGGTCCGAGAGCATTGCGCTGCGCGCCATTACCAACGCGATGCACCAGGGCGAACCCGACCTCGAGAAGTTTTGGGGGCAACTCACCATCCACCATCAGGTCGAAGGCACCGGCACCCTGACCATCAAGGCCAGGGTCGGCGACCTCGACGCGCCGCAGGGCGCCGTGTCGGTCGTGTCGATGGACCGCGTCGGCGCCGTCGTGACCGTCGTCACCAACGGCGCCCATCACTTCGGCAGTGGCCAGGCCGTCACCATCGCGGGCGCGACCCCCGAGGTGGAGTACAACGGCATTTGGGAGATCGTGCGGACCTCGAGCACGGCGTTCACGTTCAACATCGGCGCGCTCGTGCCGGCGACCCCGGCCAACGGCACCATCACCGCGACCCTCCCGATCCGCAGTGACCTCGACTGCCCCTTGATCGACTACGACCGGCATCGGCTGGGCCGGCTGGGGACGGGCCGGGTCTGTCAGTTGGAGTTCCTCAACGACGAAGCGGAGCAGAACGTCGAACTGCGCGGCTTTGAGATCGAGCCCGTCAACATCCTGGGGCGGCGATGAGCGGCGGCGTCAACAACGGCGTCCAGAAGGGCAAGTTCCACGTCATCGAGCGCGGGGAGCAGGCCGACGACATCGACGAGTTGTTCGAGGTGCTCTACAAGCGCCTGTTCGAGATCGAAAACTACCTGACCACCAAGGGCGACCTCTTGGTGTACGGCGCCGACGGGTTGCAGCGGCTCCCGGTCGGCACCGACGGCCAGGTGCTCACGGCCGACTCGACGACACACGCGGGCATCAAGTGGGCCGACCCCGAGGGCGGCGGCGCCGCCAATGGCGGCTTGCGCTACTGGCTGAACGGTCGGCCGTGGAGCGTCATTTGATCCGGGTCGTGAGCCTCTCGGCCGAGTCGTACCGCCTCTTGCGCAACGCGGAGGAAGCGGTGCGCCGCGCCAAGGGCGCGCAACACCAGGCCGACGGGCTGCGGGCCCGCTGTGAAGCCAACCTCGAGGACTTGCGCGCGGCGTTCAAGCTCGAGGGCGACGGCCCGCTGACCTTCGACGATACGACCTTCACGGTGACGCATGGCGCTCCTGCACTGCCGCGCTGACGGGAACTGGACGACCGCCGCGACGTGGGGGCTCTGCGATGCCACGGGGTCGGTCGACTCGCAGTCGGGCAACACCGCCCTCACGGTGGCGTTCATCACAAGCGCGACGTTCACGCCCGGGGCGATCACCGTGGACGGGGTTGCCGTCAAGATCGCCAGCCGTGCCCTGAGCCCCAGCGGCACGATCACGGTGCGCTTGGCGACCGGCGGCGTGGCGGTCGCGGGGACCTCGGTCACGATCAACGTCAGCGATATTCCCGACGACGTCGTGGCGCCGTCCAACGGCTACCGCGGGTGCAGCATCGGGTGGTTCATGTTCAAGTTCGGGGCGCCCGTCACGCTGCTCGCGGCGACCCTCTACACCGTGCAGGCCAACACCTCGGTGGCAAGCCAGGTGAACCTGTTCAACAACGGCACGCCGGGCAACCATTCCCGCTTGCTGCGCACGACGACGACGCAGGCGCCCGCGGCCGGCGACTCCATGTTCATCGGCGGCGAGTGGACGGCGGCGGCGACCAAAACAGATCGCAGCGTGGCGCTCGACACCACCACGACGACCGACTTCGGCAGCGCGTCGACCACCTTGGCGAGCCTCGGCGTCTCCAAGGGCGGGACGCTGACGCGGGCCGCGAGCGCGACGGCGTTCCGCCTCTCCGGGTGCGTGAATTTCTGGCTCGAGTCGGCGAACAACCTCCAGGCGACCCCGAGCACGTCGTTCAAATGGGAATTTGACTGCGCGGCCGATGGCGACTTCGGGATCGTGACCTACGCGGGCTTCACGTTCGGCGGCAGCGACCCGTGGGGGACCGGGTTCACACGGACCCGGTTGGCGGCCAACGCGGCGGCGCTGGCGACCTCGCTCACGACCGCCGACAGCACGGGGTGGAAGAACACCAACGTCATCGTGATCAGCGGCACCAAGCGGCTCATCACCGACGCCGAAGAGCGCCCGCTGAACGCCGACGCCATCGGCACGGGCCTCGCGTTCACGACGGGCTTGGTCACGGCCAAGGACGGCAGCGCGGCCGACAAGGTCCAGGCCGACATCATCAACATTTCGCGCAATTGCTGGATGACGGTGGTCACGACGACCGCGACCGCCTACATCAACGTCGTGGCGGGGAACCTCGATTGCGAGTGGGCGCTGTTTGAGTACATCGGCACGGGCACCGCCGGCAAGGCCGGGTTCGATCTCGTCACGGGCGGCACGCATACCTTCGACTTCTGCGCGTTTGCCCGCTGCGAGGACGACCTGTTCTTTCCCGCGGCCTCGAGCACCGGCACCGTCACCCTCACCGATTGCGTGACGTGGGATACCTCGACCACCACGGGCGGCGCTGTCATTGCCGCCGCCAGCGCGAACTCGTACACCTGGACCCTGACGCGCTGCTCGTTGATCGCGGATGGCCGCGCGTCCTCGACGGGGATCTACATCAATGCCGGCGGCGGCAACCTGAGCACCCTGACCATGACGGGGACGCGGATCTCGGGCTTCGCGGGCACCGGCATTGGCTCGTGCCGCCTCGATGGTCCGGTGGAACTGACGATCACCGACTGCGAGCTCTCCAACAACACCGCCGCCAACGGGGCCCTGTTCATCAACGCGGCCAACATCGGGTGTCGCATCACGCGCCTCTGGTCCTGGCGCAACAATGGGCCGGGTGTCGGCATCGTCAACAGCTTCGACCTCGGGTTCGAGGCGTGCGAGTGCTACGGCAACAGCACCATCGGCATGACGTGCGATGACGCCTACGTGCGGGTGCTCGACTGCGTGTTCGCCAACGAGACGGGCTTCGCGCAGACGGTCGGCGTGGAGCACACGGGCGCCGAGAACGGCGCGGGCAATTACCACTACCACGGCTGCGTGTTCAGCCCCATCGGCGGGACGCGCATCGCGGCGACGACCGACATTGCCTTCACCACCACCAACACGCGGTATGCCGTCACGGTGAGTGGCTGCACGTTCGGCGGCGCGACCGACATCAGCACCGCCACCCTCGAGCCCGGCTCCACGCTGGCGATCCAGTCGCGCGACGGCGTGTATGGCGCCCACAGTCACCGGACCTTCGGCTACGGCCAGATCGACTACGAGACGGGCACCGTCGGCGAGACGAGCCCGGCTATGAAGATGACGCCCGAGGCCGCGCTGCGCCTCTTCTCCTCGCAGCCGATGGGGGTCGCGGTCGAGAGCAGCAAGCAGATCACGTTCACCGCCAAGGTCCGCAAGAGTGCGGCCTATAACGGCGCGATGGCGCCCCGGCTCCTGCTCCTCGCCAACGGGTCAATGGGCATCGCCGTGGACGTGGTGTTGGCGTCCCTGACGGCGGCGGCCGACACCTGGGAAACGCTCACCGGGCAGAGCGCCGCGGTCACGGCCGACGGCGTCCTCGAGGTGGTCGTGCAGTGCCAAGGGACCGCAGGCGCGGTCTATGTCGATGACTTCACAGCAGTGAGCACGTAGACTCAGCACGGCTTTCCGAGGTGATCCATGGGCTACACAGGCAACGGCATCCAGCGTCCAGGCTTCGCCGGGTCAGGCTGGGGGGGCACCTATCAGCCCCCGACGGCGCCCCCACTGCGGACCAATCCGATTGGGCAGACGCCGGCTGGCGGCACGACCACCGGAGGGGTCAATCCCGGTGGATTCACCAACGTCGGCGCGAACCCGACGGGCGGCTACGGGCAGGCGCCCGGCACCGCGCCGGTCCCCGGCGTCTCGCCCACCGGTAAGACGTGGGACGTCGACCCAACCGGGATGGCGACCCCCTACACGCCGCAAGCGAATCCGTGGGGCGGCACCGACTGGACGGGCGGCGAAGGCACCAACATCGTCGACCTGAACATGCAGCGCATCATGGCGCTGATGAAGCAGTTCGGCGTGATGGGCGGGCCCCAGCAGCCGATAGGCCGCGAGTCGCCGGGCCCCGCGCCGCCGCGCGAGGTGCCCACCCTCATGGCCGACCGCACCGCCGCGGAGCAGGCCGAGTTCGGCCGCGCCAAGGAACGCATCGGGCAGATCGGCGGCGGTGCGATGGCCGCGCTCAAGGATCGCAGCACGGCGGGCGGGCGCGCGAACAGCGGGCTCGAAGCCAAGGACGCCCGCGAGATCACCGCGCAGACACAGAGCGGCTTGGGCGACGTCGTCCGCGACCAGGCGCTCGACGCGATGGCGCGGCACGACCAGATCGATGACCGCAACCTGGCGGCGGGCCTGACGCAGCGGGGGCAGGACCTCGGGGTGCGGTCGGGCGACTACCAGGGCGCCATCCAGCAGCGCGGGCAGGACTACAACGCGCTCCTGAACCCGTACCAGAACCCGATGCTCTCGAGCATCCCGTCCTTGTTCGGCATGTTCATGCCGAAGAGCTACTGACATGCCAGCCTTCAACCTCCCCGGTGCGTTGCAGGCGTTACAGGGTCGCGCCGATACCTTGCAGTTCGGCGAAGCCTACGACGACCCCACGGCGGGCATGGTCCAACGCTACGCGGAGGACGCGGGTGGCGACTACAACGCCGCCGCGAAAGCCGCGTGGAATCAGCGCGAGAAGAAGCGCGAGCAGAACAACCGCATGGGCGGCATTCCCACCATCAGCGCGGGCACGGGGACGCCGGGCTGGCTGAATCGCGGCGGCGGCAACGACGTGCAGTTGTTGCAGACCGCGATGAAGCTCAAGAACCTCGCCGCGAGTGGCGGCAAGACCCAAGGCAACTATGGCGCCCCGCCCGCGCCCGAAATGACCGGACAGGGCCGGCGCCAACTCCAGGACGTGAGTGCGCAGTCCTACGCGCGCAAGGGGGACGCGCTGGCGAAGGCGCAGCAGGCCGCCGCGGCGGAAGCGGCCCGTGTCCGCGAACAGCAGCGCATCCAGACCGAAGGCGATGCGTGGCTTGCCGAACAGAAGCGGCAGATGATGCTCGCGCAGCAGGCGCAGCCACAGATGTCGGCGGTCGCGCCGGCCGCGCCGACCGCTATGGGAGCGTTGACCGCGCGGAGGTGAGATGGCGAAGCGCCCCGGATTCACGCTGCCCGGCAAAGCCGCTGACGCGGGTCGCATCGGGCACGCCCTCGGGGTGACGCGACAGTGGACCGCAGAGGAAGCCCGCGAGCAAGCGCGGCGCGGCGCCGAACGCCGCTGGGACAGGGAGAAACCTGATGGACGGAATCATCCCGACCGGCGCGGGGAATAGCCGGATCGCCGCGTTGCGTGCGCGCAAGCGGCCCACCGTCGACATCAACGAGTACGGCATCGCCGTCGAAGGCGGCGGCGGGGGCTCGCCGATGCTCACCAACCGGGTCGACAGCATCAGCGACCCTGCCCTCAACGCCATCCAGCAGCGCGGCTTCAGCAGTGGCCGCGAGGCCGCCAGTGAAGCGATGAACGCCGCCGGCCGCACCTACCGCACCAACCGCATCGGGCAGAACCTCGAGCTCGCGCAGGAAGAGCGCCAGATGGATTACGCGCTCGCCGAGGCCGACGCCCTCGAGCAGCAGCGGCGCGGTAACGCCGTGTCGGCGCTCGAGACGCGCGGTAAGGTGGACGTCTACAACGACCCCGACGTGGCGCGCATCCGGCGCAACGAAGAGGCGCAGAAATTGGCGCTGGCGAACGCCGGGCAGCAGGGCGCGGTCGCACGCGCGGAGGCCGACGTCTACGGCGCCGACGCGGACGTGCGCGCGGCGCAACTCGAGGCGGCGGCCCGGATCGAAGCCGAGCGCATCCAGGCGGCGAGCGACGAAGCCTCGCAGCGGCTCGAATCCGGCGGCCGGGGGATCGAGGCGCTCCAGGCGGCGCGGTCGGCCTTACCGGCGATCAAGCCCGCCCAAGACCCGTACCGCTTCCTGCCGGGCCTGGCGATGGCGACCCCGTTCTTGCCCGCGTCGTGGCGCGGGGCGCGGCCCGCGGTAGACCCGGCCGCCGACCAGCGCAAGCGGTACGACGAGGGCATTACGCGCATCACGGAGGGGTTGGGCTTCGGACAGCGCCCCAATGAGCCTGGCACCCTCGACGCCGCCGCGCAGCCCGGCCCCCCGACGGGTCAGGCCGGCGCCGACCCGGCCGCGCGGCAGCGGGAGGCCGTGCGCTTCGCCAAGGTGAAGGCGTTCGCCGACCAGATGGGCATCACGCCCGACCTGGCCGCCAACATTATGCGTAAGCACAAGATGATCGAGTAAGGCACCCCCATGCCGCGACCCTACGTCTCGACCACCCCGGTTCTCGATGCCCTACGCCAGCGCAAGCTCGCGCAGAAGCCCCAGGACATTTGGGACGTGGATGAACTGCTCGCGGAAACCAAGGAGTTCGCGGGCGGCCTGCCGGCCGACCCCGAGCGCACCAACCGCACGCTCGCCGAACTCGAGGCCTCGCAGGCCCGCACCGCCGCGTTCGAGGACGCGCAGCGGTTGCAGCCGAACCGGAACGTCGGCGTCATCGGCGCGCTGGCCGACAGTGCCGCCACGCCGATCCGCATCGCGAGCAGCTTCGGCGGCCCGCTGGCCGGGTTCGGGGGCGAGGCGATTGCGAGTGGCCTCGAGTCCATTGCGTACCTCGACGGCAAGACGATGCCGCCCGGTGCCGGCATCGGGCAGGACATCGGCAAGCTGGGCGCGCGGCTGGGTATCGCGACCGCGTTCGGCGGGCTCAACAACTACGTCGGCCCCTTGTCCAAGCTCGCCGAGCGCACGGGGACCAGCCTGGCGAAGCGGCTTGTCGACACGGCCGGCGAGTGGCTGGCGCCGGCCGCGGTGACTGGTGCCGCGGGTGCGGCCGAAGGCGGCGCGCTCAACGTCGCACAGGGCGCGGTGACACGCGGCATCGAGGGTGGCGACCCGTGGGACCCGACTGGCGTGGCGCTGGACCTCGGCCTGGGGACCGGCATCGGTGGCGCAGCCGGCGCGGCGGTCGGCGCGGTGCCGGCGCTCGCGGCGCGCAGCCAGCGGCTCAAGGGCGAAGCCGACACGGTGCTCCGTCAGCAGATCGACGCTTTCAAGGCCGCGCAGCCGCCCGAAAAGACGCCGTATTGGGCCGAGCGCGAGATGGAGTCGTGGCAGCGCAACCAGGCCAACATGGGCGACAACATCAACCGTCAGCCCAACGGCGGCACGATCCGCGGCCCGGCGCCGCGCTCGCGGCATCCCGCGCCCGGCATCAACGCCTACGAGAACGTCCCGCCGACGGCACCGAACCCGCTGACGCAGCCACCGCCTGTGGGCCCGTACCCGCTCGCGCAGCCCCCGCCCGAAGGCCCGTTCCCGATGTACGGACCCGAGCCCCCCGTGGGCCCGCCCGAACTGCCCGCCGGCCGCTACCCGGCCGGGAGTCCCGTGGCCGAGGGCGCCGAGCCCTTCACGCCGCCGCCGGCCTACCCGACGCTCGAGGAACTGCTGGGCCAAGCGGACCCGATGCAGGCCGACGTGCAGCGGATGGCGCTCGAGCAGGGCCCGCAGACCGACGTCAGCTTCGAGCCCGGCCCACCGCTCACCGCGGGCGGGCCCGGCCCGTTCAGCGTGGACGTGCCGCTGAAGGTCGCCAAGCAACTCAACCTCGCGGGCGGCAACTTCGGTGCCCCGCTCAAGGTGTCGTCGGACGGCACGACCGTCACGATCCGGTTCCAAGGCACCAAGGACCCGTTCACGTTGCCCGTGGACCGCTTCTATGAGGCGTTCCCCGACTTGGCCGCCGCCGTGGCGCCGCCGATGCGGAAGCCGCAACCAGGGCCCGACCAGATGGTTCTCGGCCGTCGACCGGCACCGGAGGTGGAATCCTCCACCGGCCTCACACAGCCACCAGAGGCGGCGGCGGCCGAGCCCCTGCCCGGCGACGAGTTCACGCCGCCCGAGTTCCCGCCCTCGCAGATCACGACGGGCGCGGCCGACGAGGACCCGCTGATGCGCGAGCTACTCGGCCAGGTCGGCGAGGAACGGCGCGCGGGCATCCCGCAGCCCGGCGAGACGGTCAACGTCATGGGCCGCGAGATGATGTGGACCGGCACGCAGTGGGTGCCCACGCGCGCAGGCGGCGACGGCGGCGGCCTGCCGCCCGGTGGTGGTGGCGAGGGCGGCGGTGTCCCACCAGGCGGCGGTCCCCCCGAGCCCGTGGCGCCGAGTGGCGAGGGCGGCGGGGGTCGCACGGTCGATCCGACGACCGACCCGACGATCCGCCTCGGCAACACGATGGCGAAGCTCCAGCGTGAGCACGGCGCCGACGCCTTCCGCGAACTCGCCCGGTTGCAGCAGTCGGGCGAACTGTCGGCGTACATGGCCGTCGCCGACATCGAAGCGCGCCAGGGACGCGCCGCGCCGGCCGAGGGCCTGGGCGAAGGCCCGCTCGCCCGCGACCTCGACGCCGCGCAGGGCGGCGCCGCGCCCGAGGACGACATCGAAGCGATGCTGCGCCAGGCCGACGAGCAGGACGCCGCCGCCACTGGCGGGGGCACCGTCGCGCCGCGCGGCCCCGTGGACCTCAAGCCCGGCGAGCGCCGGCTGCGGCATTCGTCGTACCGGCCGTTCGACACGTTCAGCCGCGAGGCGGGCGCGAGTGCTGGCCGCAACGACATCGGCCACTGGTTCACCGATAGCGACACGGCGCACTTCGGGCCCATCGACTACGACGCCGCGGTCACGCTCGAGAACCCCTACCACGTCGGCACGCGCGAGAAGCTGGCCGCAGAGATTGACGCGGCGGGCGGCGCCGAGGCCTACGTGCGCAAGATGCAGGAGGCCGGGCACGACGGCGTCACGCTCACCGAGATCGGGCCCGACGGGACGCCCCTCAACTCGTTTGTCCCGTTCGGGGACGAGCAGGCGCGGATACTGAACCGCACCATGCGCGACCAGGCGGGCTTCGATCAGTTCGCCTCGCCCGAGCAGAAAGCCGCGTGGGAGGCCGGGCAGCAGCCCAAGGCCGAGGGTGAGCCCCCGCCTGCCGTGGCGCCTATGGACGCCGCCGAGGCCGCGGGCGACACCAAGGCGGCCCACGACGCGAAGGTGGCGCG